AGAATTATAAATAATTTCAATGACGAGCAAAGAAAAGAATTCTTTAAAAGGCAACTATATGGCTTTACTGCTCCTGATGTTGTTGTAAGTGTTGATAGCAATGTTAGAAAAGTTATACAAGCTATTGAACCGGGTGCAGAAAGAAAAATACAGATAAATTATAACTATGTTGATACTAAGAAATTCACTCCTAAAGAAAAATCATGGGAAGGAATAAATGTAATATTCCCACGAAGAATGACAGCATTAAGAGGAAGTACAGAAATAACAAAGGCATTTATAAAATATCCTCAATATAATTTCACGCTTGTAGGTCAAGCACAAGATGAATTGGCGGAACTTCAATATATTAATGGCAATAAGGAGCATACAAACGTAACATTCACTCATAAAGAAATGGACGATATGCCTGAAATGTATCAGAATGCAGATATATCGGTTGTTCCTACAATGGCAAGTGAAGGTTTATCTTTATCTTTATTAGAAAGTATGGCTTGTGGATTACCAATAATAACAACTCCTGTTGGTGGTTTAGGTGACGCGGTTATTCATGGTTATAACGGCTTAATCTATGAGCCTAATCACGAAGATTTAGGCGAACAGATTGACTACTTAGTTAAAAATCCTAATATCATGCAGAATTTTGCAAAGCGTAATCGTGAAATTGCAGTTGAATGTTTTGATATTGAGATATGGCGAGAAAAATGGCGAAAACTTATTAGAAGTTTTGGAGGTTAAAATATGGAACTAAAAGAAATTTATTTAAAACAAATACAAATGCTTGAAAAAGCACAGGAAGAAGCTTTGAAAAAAGGCGATATGAAAAAAGTTGAAGAATTGGCAATCAGTATTGTAAGCATTTCAAATACAATAAAAAGTTTGCAATAAGTGTGGTGATGAATATGGGATTATTTAAAAGAATCAGAGCAAGAACAAGGGATGAACCCTTGCCAACAGGCAGACAAACGGCTGTTAATAGCAGATATTCCTCTACCCTATCCCCTCACCGTTCAAGGACAGGTGATGTGCTTAAAACTTTAAGAAGTATTCCGGAGGAAACTGCTGCTGTTGAATTCTTAAAAAGGGTTAATCCTGACGTTTCAATGGCTGTATGGAACTTTGTAAGACTTGCTAACCAAGGGCATGAAATGAATTTCTATGGACTTGACGGGAAAAAAAGAACAGACTTAGATGATAAATGGCGAGAATTTGCTGCAAGAGTAAATGAAATATCAAACAGTGGGCTTGATGGATTGGTAGACCAATTGCATTATAGCTCATTTTTATTAGGTGCTATGGGCGTTGAAGCCGAAGTAACGCCTGACCGAAAAGACATTTATGATATTTACCCTGTAAAACCGCAAACAATCGAATGGGAATTAAAAGAGATAGACGGTCGTAAAACATGGGTTCCGTATCAATATAACGAGCATAAAAAAGTTTACCTTGACAGAAAACATGCTAATTTCTTTTGGGTTCCTGCCGACCCTGATATTGGCGACCCAAGAGGAACATTAAATCTATCTCCTGTTTTACAAGCAATAGATTTTCAAATGCAGATATTCCAAGACTTGCAAGCCGTTTTACATCATCAAGGTTATCCGAAAATTGACGTTTCAATAGATATAGAGAAATTGTTTGAAATGTGTCCTGCTAATGTTAGAAATGACCCTAAAAAGCTAATGGAATGGATGGATGACAATGTTAATCGTATGAGACGAAATCTTGAAAGCATGGAACCTGATAGTGATTATATTCATACAAGCGATTCAATAATTAATATGAATCAAGGAGCAAATGCAGGCAGAAGTCTTGATGTTAGGGCGATAAACGAATTAGTTGATACGCAAACTCTTTCCGGTTTAAAGCAAATGGCTATATTTATGAACAGGAATACCGGAATTACTGAAAGCTGGGGAACCGTACAATTCCGTATTTATTGTTCAGGAATACAATCTTGTCAACGAGGTTCAAAACGTATCATAGAAGAAATAGCAAGATTATGGTTAAGGGTAAATGGCGAACAAGCTATACCGCATTTTAAGCATAATACTATTGACTGGAATTCGGAAGAACAACGAATGACAGTTGAACTTATGAAACAAGAATTTTACGCAGTGGCTCAATTGATGGGTTGGGTTGATGGAGATTTGGCAGCGCAAGAAGTTATGAAAGTAGAAAAAGCCATAAACGAAAGACCAATAGCTGAAATAAAAGCTTCTTTTAGTGTTGGAGGTGAGAAAACAATTGTTGATGACAAACATTCGGGGAACAAACGACAATCCGACAATGCTGAAAAATAAAGAAAAAGAATTACACGATTGCTTTGACTGCAAAGGTTGTATTTGTGAGGAATATTGCGCCGAAGAAGAAAAGCATTTTGGTAAAAAAGTAAAGAAATCTAAAAAGAAAGGCGGTGAGAATGATGAGTAAATTTGGAGTGCCAACAGAAGAACAGTTGGCGAAAATAAATAAACTTGCTAAAAGACAATTAAGCGCTGATGAAGTGTTTGTGTTTAGTGGTAAGTCTGCCGGGGATATGCTAATTCCTAATAGGTTTACAAGAATAAGCAAGGAATTGTTACAAGTAATGGTTGACGACGCTAAAAAAGGCGTTTCTTTTATGTTAAATCATAATTGGCGTAACTGGGGCGGAATACAAGGTATTCCCTATGGAAAAGTATTTGACGGTGAAATAAAAGCAAGTACAGAAATTGACGAAGCAGTTGAATTACATCTGTCTAAATACATTTTTAGAGATGATGAAGTTACTGACGGAATATCTGCAAATGCTTTAATCAAGAAAATTGAAACAGGCATATTATCAGATACATCAATTAGTTTTAGTACAGATACAATGGTTTGTTCTATATGTGGAATGAATTATTTTGGTGGTAAATGTAGTCATTATCGTGGTGTAAAGTATGAAATGGCAGACGGTACAACTAAAACTTGTACAGTTACGGCAATGCCTCCTTCAATCATAATTCCTTATAACAACAATGCTTTGTATGAGGAATCTATTGTTTGGGATGGTGCTTATCCCGGTGCAATGGTATCGCAGGCAAAAGATGGAGACATAATTGAATTGCCTACAGGTAATTTTGCTGTATTAGGTGATAAAGAAGAATTGCCAGACAATACAACATTTTTAAATAAATATCATAATGGCAATATTCTTACTATGGTTAAAAAATCAGACCACAAAAAAGTTCACAATTTAGGTGGAATTGATGAAGGGAGAAAGAAGGGAGTTAAAAAACTTATGAATGAGAAATTACAAAAAATGCTTAAAGACTTTGGCATGAGTGTTGAAGAGACAGAAAAGCTGACTGTTGATGATGCAAGCGAAATATTAAACCAATTAGCTGAAAAATGGGACAACAAGGTTGAAGAAATAAAAGCTTCCGTTGAACCTGTTATGGCTCAATTAGATAGTACAGAAGAATTTCTGTCAAAGGAAACTGTAAAAGAAAAATTAGGCGCTGAATTAACTGCTGACAATGTACTTAACCTTGCTAAAGAAGGTCAAGAATACAGAAAACAGTTAATTGATGACACTATCGCAATGGGTGTTCGTGCCATGGGTAATGAATTTAAAGCCGAAACATGGAAAGTTACATTATCAACAATGGAAAGTTCTGCAATTAAGGATATAATGGCTAATTTTGAAACGCAGGCTAAAAACAATATTCCTGATGGCAGACATTCAGACCCAAAAGCAGGCGAAGGATTAAGCAAGAAAATCCCTGATGAAGCTTTTAAAGTAGGAAAATAACAAACAAGAAGTACCCGCTATTCTAAATGGCGGTTTTTTATTGCCAAAAAATAATTTTTAAGAAAAGAAAGGATGTGTTTTTACATGGCAAGAGGTGGATTAGGTTACGAAGGTATAGGATTTCAAGCAGCTACATTTAAGGCAGGAGCAGGAATAAAGGCATTAGTTGAGGCTGCAAATAGAGACGCTGTTGTTGGTATTCCTGTGGTTGTTACATCTGCTGGCGATACGGTTGATTTAGGTAATGAAGGTGATGTTCCGTTTGGTTTTATTGATGTTTATGAGAATGACGGTCATGTAGGAGTTCAATTTAGAGGTTTTAGGGAAGATGTTCCTGTTGTTGCTACTGGTGTTACTCCAGGTAGAGTTTGTTTATTAGATGGTAGTGGCGCATTAAAAGATACTGCAAGCGGCATTGGAGTTAAACAGTCAATGTCTAAAACAGTTACTACAGGGGCTACAGAAGCAGGAGACGCTACTGTTACCATTACTGCTGCCGGAAAAGCTGAATTGGCTGATGGTAAAGACATTACAGTAACATTGGCTGTAGGAACTGCTACTGCTACTGCTACTGCAATCGAAACAGCTTTAAAGGCTGACGAAGATGTAAAGGCATTTTTTGATGTAACTCGTTCAACAGCGACTGTTATTTTAACTGCTAAAGTTCCTGCTGACAACGATGACACAATGGAAATCGAATTTACAGCAGGTGACACAGGCGCTGTAATGGGAGACACAACTGATGTTGCTGGTGTTGCAGATAGAAAAATTGGATTACCTATTTTTATCAACACAGACGCAACCGCAAAAACCGCAACTGTACTTTTAGGTTAATTTGAGAGGAGATGAATAATATGGCTAACGAAAAAATAACTTTACAAAATTTAACAAGTGACTTATACAGAGAAGCTCATTCCAAAGAAATGACTTTATCATCTTATTTGGAAAGCTTAGACCCTACACAAGAAGGCAGCAACCTTGACGCTTTTGAAAGATTAATGAAAGAAGCT